GCCCTTCGGCCTCGCATTGAGGGCTAATATTTTTAGTGCTATCCAGCCCCGCATATACACTTGCTTCGTTTAAATACGTGCCGGAGCAACCTACCACAGTGCTAAGTATTGCGAGCAGCGTCACCGATCCTGTCGCCAAAATAATGCCTTTTAACACGCCTTTACCAGCATCGCTGGCAAAATAAGATTTAACATAAGGCCAGCCTTTACCCCAAAACGCATATATAGTTACTACAGCAAGCAGTAACAACGTCGTTAAAACAAACTCTGTAATACTGTTATTCATAACTTTCTCCGGTTTTTAAATTAACTAATAAAAATCAAACGCTAATAATAATGGCATCAAGTTCCGCTGTTGAAACAGCTATACCCACTTGATATCGCTTAATCTCTGCTGCTTCCATCGCTGCTAGCTTTACGTTTTTCCCATCAACCAGTACCTGCTGAATTTGCGCAGCTGTATGAAATCGATATATTGATTCCCCAGCCGCATCCGCACACTTATAATTAGTATCCTCTGCTGCAACGACTGACCCTACTAAGTTAAATTGGCTCTTTTCATCAGAGCTATATCTGTGTGTAGTTCCCAATGCATCACTATCAAAGCCACTTTCAACCAACAGCGTCTCTTCACTGTCGATCTGTAATAGCTTCTCAGCTTTAGCATCCTCAAGACTTTGAGGCGGCGCAGCTAGTAATGCGTCCTGCGGCAAACTAACACCAACCTCATTAATTTCATGACGCGATCCATCAGCTAACCAATATTCTGAGCCACGAAAATCAGGCACTAGCGTCCATTCGTTACTGCTAGGGTCAAAAACAGCAACCTCATCGGCACTAGCAGATAATGGCTCAACGATCGTTGCAAATGCCGGAATTAAAAAATCACCTGCATCAACGGGATCCTCGTCAGCAACAGACGAGTTTAAATATTCAAATGTTTCGCTATCGTAATTATATATATTCATCGTTTTCTCAGTATTTAATACATAAAGTTAGCGCAGAGTTTCTAGCGCGAGTTTCATCAGATGTACGAACGACTAAAGACGCGTCAAAATCGACACTCGAACTGGAACTGAAATTAGTACCGCTACCATGTAGCGAACTTCCGTAGGGCGCGCTGAATGCGCCAGAGTTGGAGCTACCAAAGCTACCTCTTGACCCGCTCCTCAATGTACCAGTAATGTTTTGCAGCGCATCAAGCTGTAAAGATCCTAATGCTCGACCGCTATCGACACCCCGTCCGTCGTCCCACCCCCGTATCACATCACCCCTCAAATCCGGCAAGTTAAACGTTGTACTGCCATTACCGGTTCCAAAAATAGTGCCTATCGCTGAAAAAAGAGCACTGTATGAAGTGCGTGATACTGCTGCACCATTGCATTTTAAAAAACCCGTCGGCGCAGACGTCAACGGAAACGCCACAACCATGCCAGCAAAATTTACGTCTGTTATCTCTGCTTGTACATGCCCATGCCCGGTAGCTGATTTACCCTCAAGCGCTGCCACTAAGCCCGTGATACTTGATTGCGCATGCCCATGTCCGGTTGCTGATTTACCCGCAAGCGCTGCCACTAAGCCGGTGATACTTGATTGCGCATGCCCATGTCCGGTATTCGACTTACTATCAAGAGCACTATCTAATAACGTCGAAATTTGCGCTAAATTTCCCCGCGCAGCTGTACCGCCTAGTACGCTAATCAACGCTATCAACTCATCGTAAACTGCATTCATATCGCCCGGCAGATCAAACGACTCATCCTGAAACTTGCCGTTAACATCTAAATTACGAGCTTGCGGATCTGGATAATCCATATCAATACCTACTAAATAAAATTAAATAATAAAACGCGATGATCATGCGCATAAGCACGTAACGTGCATTCAAGTAACTCACTATTTGTATTGCTGTATCGCTCGTTATATTGCGAGCCATAACCCCGCGGCGTAATGTTTGTATCCGCCGTTATTTGCCAAACAAAATTCCAGTCTTGACCCGCCAGCGGCACACCTTGAAACGCCGTGGGCGGCCCCGGGTTAGCTTCATTAAACTCCGCAATCGTTATTGCATAACCGAGCTGCGCAGCTAAATCGATAAAAAACTGTCGATCTTGTCCACCCACCAAATCATCCTTAATCATCAACGCATTAAGCCGTTGCAGTGTCGTTTGAGCATCTAACACACAATCAGGTAAACCGTAATCAAGCTCATATTCATCGAGCATCTGCGCTGTTGTATGCGTGCTCATTTCATTAAAAACAACATCATGCATCGATGAAATCCGCGCAAACTCATCAGCGTATGGCTGCATCAGCTGGCCAAAATTGCTCTCCGTAGTACAGGGCCAAGCGTCACCGTGCGGCAACAGCGCAATCATCATCGCAGTAATGTCAGCAGCACTTACGGCCATGTTGTATTCCCTATGGTCGGGAACTGATTAGCAGCAATTACAACATCTGCATTTAAAGTAATTTCAAAATCAATTTCACCCGCGGCTCGCGAAATCGCCTCACGTATATGTGATAACAATAACGTTGTAGCTGGCACGCCTTCCTGCCGAATTAAATCAACAATTTCAGCTTCAATGGCTGCTTGTACTGCCGGCGTATTATTTGTTAACGCAGTAAAAACTAAATTCAGCGGTAACGCCGTAGGCGCTTCAACAGTCAGGCTACGCAAACCTGCGGGGCGTTCAATCTCAATATAATCAGAGACAGCAGTTAACACTGCTGCATTCGGTATCGGGTTAGCGAGGTCTTCAGTGACAATACGCACAACTAACGAACCAACGCCGGTTTCATGCGCAAAAACAAATGCTCTCGTTACATCAACGTGCGCCTGTTTTGCCCATGCTAAGTAGTCACGATCTTTACCGCCCATCGGGGGCGCTTGTAGCCGCTCTAAAAATCGGGCGCGTAATCTATCAAGTGGTTCTGCATCCGCGCCAGCAGCCATTAACACTACTGTTGCAGCTGAATCCACACCCGCAATCGCAGCAATAAAATTCAACGTTTCACCGGCATTAACATTGCTATCCGCTCCAGCCGCCATTGCTATTAGTTCAACCGATGCGGTACCGGCCGTAATCGTCACATCACTCGTTACCCGGTATTGCAACTGTTTACGCTGCAATACAACGCCTGCGCTAATCACAGTGCCATTCGTGCCTGTTGCGGTTACCGTGCCCGACGCAAACGAAGCCACTAATCGCGTAATGCCTTTTTCGGCCGAGCGTCGAACTAATGTGTTCTCATCCATTTTCTCAACAAAAAGCTGGTCAATTAACCATTGCTGATTTAGATATAAACCGTTAGCAACCGCAGACACGGCATTCGCCAGCTCGGTATAACCGGTACCCGGTGTTCGAGCATCAGCAACAATCCCAGCTTGCTGCGAGCGCAATTCAATATCGCTAATAATTTGCTCGCGCGTTTCTACTAATGTCGGTAAATTAAGCGGCAAAACTAAACACCTCGTTTACAGTATTGCGCGTACCGTCGGCACGCTCATATTTCACAGTGATATACATCTGCGCAGCAGCTCTAAAACCGGTGTCTATCACAATCGATCGCGCGTACTCACCTATCAAGTGTGATAGTGAGTCTTCGCAATATTTTTTTGCTTTATCCCATGTTGCCGGGCTATTGGATTCTCTAACCAATAACCACAGCTTTGAACCAAACGACCTATCATAAAAACCATCGGCCCAATGGCCACCCAAGTTGCTTTCAATTAAGCCGGCCTGTCTAACTTCTTCAACGCTGGCACGCGCATTCGTAAATAGCGTTCTATAAATCAATGCAGGCATAGGGTCATCACTCACGGGCAACTCACTGTCGAGTGGTGCCAAATCGCCAGTGCCCGTTGCTAAATTTAATCTATGTTCTAAAACACTCATGAAACAGCTCCGCTATCTGACGTTCCTGCCTGCACATCTGAATGTGTATGCGTGCTATCAACCGGCTTACCAGCATTCATCATGCTGCCGTCAAACACACTGTCACCCTCAACATGTAAATCTTGTTTAACAAGCGTTTCAGGGGCATCTAAAACGACTCTTAAACTGGATTTAACTTCAATTTCACCACTATTTTTTAACTGCACATAATCGCCATTGGTGTTGTAAATTGCGCACTCACCTTGGGCTACTGTTAATCTGTATTGCTCGTTATGCGCCATTAATACAATCGTATGCGATCGATTACCGCCAAACGAAAGTAATAAATGTTCACTGCCATCGGGTGCATGCCCGGTAAAACCGAATGGCTCAATATGTTGTGCATCAAAAGGATCACCGTTGGCTCGTGGCTGTGTTTGCAATAAACGCAACTTCTCAACATAGCGCGAACGCGTCTGCACACTGCGTGTGTGCAAACGCCGTAACGAAAATAATATTTTGTTAAACATTGCTTTCATAGTTAGCCTGAATTAACCAAATAAGCCGCTGGCATCAGCGCTGGGTTCAGGTAGCGGCTCTAATGTAAACGCCTGCGCAGGCATCACCATTAACTCACTACGAACACCATTCGCATCAACTTTTAATACTGATTCAACAATCAATCTATCGCCGCTAATACCCTGATATTCATCATCGACATAAACCAATTCGTTAGGACTCCAAACTAAACCGTCGGAATTTTTAGCACCTACGGTTGTATAAACTACTTGCTGGCTGCGCCCTAAGTTCGTTCTTAACTGCCATTGCGCGCGCTGCGTGCAAGTCTCAATATCTGCGGGATCATCATTAAGCACGGTCATCGGTCGGTATCTAACGGTTTCATCTATCGCAATTCCGGCAGGGTGCGCAGCGGCATCAGGGGAGGAGAACAATCCGGCATCCTGATTACTTAAAACCGTATGAATGCTAAACCTCTCTTGATAGCTAAATTTCCCGCTCGCTTTTAAAATATTGTTACCCAACACCAACTCAGAAGTGCTTGGTGCAAGGTTTGCGCGCGTCAATAACAATTTACCGTCGGGCGATTCCATTAATCGCACCGCCCGCACGCGGGCCATTTGCTCTAAAAAATCAAAGGGCGTCTGGCCTTCATCAATTTTTTGTTCATTTAAAAACGGTTGAGTGCTGTCTGCTAAATCCACCACATCAATACCAAACGGTTTACATATCTGCTGAGCTATTTGCAGCAAGCTCTGTTCTTTAAACGACTGATTAACGACCGTGCTATCAACTAGGTCTTGCGTTTTTGAGCGTCCTGTAATTTTTAAAAACTGGCTTTTAGCATTGTATTCAGGTGCCTTATGGTCAATGTAACCCGTACTAATCAACTCATCGTCAAACAATAATCGTATTGCGTCACCGGCTCGAATATCGCGATGCGTATCAGTGCGCCACGAATTCGCCACGGTTAATGAATAAACATGGTTAACACGCTCCATCGATCGGCTAACCGTTACATCTTGCCAGCCGGTATAAATTTTATTATCGATTTCTAACGAAAAACCACTCATGTTTTGCATCCCCGCACTGTGTGATTGAGCCACGCCAAATGCCATAAATAATCCGACGACTAATAAAAACAAACTTGGTTTATGCAGCCTAAAAATATTCTCTATCATGATGCTCTCCAATATTAAGCAGCCGTTTTAAGCACTTCTAACCGCGTCCCAGCTTCAATGTGCAGCGGCTGGGATAATAAATTGCGAGTAAAAATATCCTCGGTATGACTGATATCACCGTATAAAATATGAGAAATAACTAACGCAGGTAGTGCGTTCTGATAGTGCACAACCGATACGCGCGGCAAACTCACGCCGTGCTTATCTAAATGCACTGCAAAGGTAATTCGTAGTTCAGTTAAAGCGGCAAACATCAATTGATCAGCAGTCTCGCTAATCGTATCGATCGTGGTAATCAAATCATCACGCAACACAACTGCACTGTCATAACTATCGAAGGGACTACTAACAGCATCAGCATTAACATTGCGGCTTTGCTGCGCAACAAAACGAATCGCCTCAACAGTCGCAATGGTTTTTATAGTGTCAATTAATGCGGTTTGGTTTTGCGCTTCTTGCACGCGTGTTGGTGTTATACCTGTTACAGGGGAAATCGCATTAAAACTATCAGACGAACTACGATAAGCACTCATAGCGTCGCTCACAGTAGAGAACGATGAATAAACCGATTTATAAACACCGGTTATTGCGCTAACAAATTCCCGCGGCTTATTAATTAGCTCAACAAAGTTATCGGTAATCGAATCGATCTGTTGTTGTATCTCACTAATTGGCGCTATTGCAGCATCTAATGATGCATTAATTGAACGTATTTTATTAAGCCCGCTGCTAACAACGGTTTGCGCTCTCTCAATTAAATCACCTGTCGTTAATTTAACGCGTTTCACTAAATTATCAGCAATCGCAGGCGCCGTACTTAACGCAGCAGCGTCAACACGTTGTTGTGTTTGCTCATTAACGGTTGGTTGAGCTGGCGCAGCAGGCGGGTGAAACATTAGCGTAATTACTTCGCGGCCGCCCTTGGTTGACCAGCGGCAAGCACCCGGCTGGACAGTGATATCACCGAGCCGCGGGTGAATAAGCTGGCCATTTCCAGACTTATTTAGCTCATCAAAAAGCGCTTGGCGCTGTTCAGATAATGATATGTCATCGTTTATATCATCAATTAAAAAGCCGGTAACTCGCAGAGCTTTATGTTCTGCGCCGAGGTCATCAATCCATGCAT